GCGAAGCAGGAGTCGTACATGCTGATAGGAGACTCTGTCGGAGGCTTCACTGAGATCCAGCGTAGCCGTGGCTCTATTCCTAGAGCCCTGTTCAGCAAGGTGCTGGTTAGGCACCTGATCCGAGCATCCGACAAGCCACCAAGCGAATCTACTCCGCTTAGTGGCACCTGAGATTGAAGCCAATAGGCCTTGTTGCATGTATTGCATGCACGTTGGCTCAATGGCGATGATCCTAGGTGTCTTCTGCGTCTTAGGCACTGATATGACCCTAACGGGTCTCTCAGCGCCAGGTTCGATGACGCGCACTCCGGAAAGAGAGGCAATATCTTCCTCTCTCTGACCACTGATGAGGTACTCCCAGTGAGGGAACACCTCGTCCAGCCGCTCGGTCCACTCAGACTGATTCCACTTCGCGTTTCCGCGGAGCTTGTCAGCTGTTGCCCCGGGCCCGTGCTTCGGGATGATTTCTCCCCGGTGAATGTCTCCATCCACCATGGAAAGAACATCAGCCCAAAGCAACATACCGATGCGATGAAAATCCTCCGCTGATTCTTGCGGAAGAATTGCATCGTGCAAGCGTACGTCATTCTCACACTCCATGTATCTGTCGAAAGCGCTTTTCTGGCGCGCAGGTGTGCACTCCAGGGATATCTTGGACCACATCAGGGTTAACTGACGAATAGCCCAGATACACACTATCGACGGCTCATGGAGCAGACGACCGGTACTCCGGTCGAACACTTGGTCCAGGAATCCCCCTAGAAATAGAGGGAGCCCTCCTCTTCTCCGAAATCCGGAGAATTGGTCGGGACCGACGAACTGTTGGTCAAGAGCTCTTTCGAACTCTTTTCCGAAGTCCGCCAGGGAAATCATCAAAAACGAGATCCCCTCGTGTTCAACTCGACCCATGATAGTTTGATAATCATGGGTGGTACTCGTACAGCACCAGGTCCCCAAGTCATCGAGGACCTCTTGCAGGAACGACATCAGGCTTTTCATTCGCGCGTCCAATCAAGGGCGTTGCGAAGTCCCTAGCCATGATATCACAGTCTCGGATGAGCTCCCTAAGTTGTTCCAAAGGGAGCCACACCTCAAGCAATAGCCCCGGAGGCAGGTCCGTCTTGTTTAGACGGACCCGACCCCTCGGAGCTCGCTTGGTCAGTTCTCGCCACCCAGAAGTTGGGTGACTCTCGCACCGGTAGAAGCAGCGAGGTATGCCACGAAGGCATCCACAACCTGCTTCTGCTCTGTCAGGGAGTAACCCACCAACGGAGCGTCGACGACGATGTACGTCGACATAGACACCGGGATGCTCTGCCCCGCCAAAAGCGGGTCAGAAGCAATCTTGTTGTGCGAGAGACGCAGAGTGTGTCGGGTCCGCTTGCCGTTAGTGGTAACGACCGACAGACCCACCAGACCATCGCTTGTCGCGAAGGTACCGGTGTGATCGCCACTCCCCGTACGCGCAAGCGTATAGGGAACTGCGTTAATCGTGACTGACTGAGGATCTGCGAATGCCATGGCATCGTCCTTGCAACTTGAGGATGATAACAGCGGGATTGCTGCTACCAGTGATCAGCTCCTAAGCTGATTCTCACTTCTACCGCGTCACCGCGATAGCAGCAAGAATGGCCTTCTGCCTCTCAGTAAACTCAGAGGACGAAAGACCGAACCCGTACGGGGTCGCACGTATCCGCTCCTTGGTAATAGAACGCCAGGTGGTTGATACGGGCCCAATGTTGTAACCCCCAGGGGTTACTCCACAGGATAAGGTAACGGTATGCTCGACGGTGGTTTTAACCATCAAGTACCCCCACCTTATGACCAAGCCGTCGCTGTGCAGTGCGGATACATTGGAGATTAAACTTCCAGTGTTCCAATGCCAGTCGACGAGCCAA